CCATATCGACAACAGTTACACCTAGTGTAGCACCTGTAGTGGTAGCAGCTTGAACAATTTGCGCACTGCGAGGATCAGGAATTAAAGTAATTCTTGAGCTTGTAGTTATCGCTGTTGCTAAATCATCGTAGCAAGTAATAACAATAGAAGGATCGGCTGAATGGTCATGTGCTGGGTTAGATTCTATTCTAAGCATCTGACCTTCACCCGCTGCATCGTTCACATAAAGGTATCCGCCAGCATATTGATTTAGCGTTATGTCTGTACCAGCAGTTTCTACTGATATAGCTGTTTCACCTGCGGCTACGCCTGCAGTTGGAGTTAAATCAAAGTGGTGAGCGATTGAAGCTGCGTGAGTTACACATTTACCAGCTGTAATTGCTGCTGCTGCTAATCTACCATATGCATAAACAGTATTACCATAAAGTAATCTACTGCCTAAAGGAAATAACTGAGTAAGTCCTGAAGTAAACGGGTCAACTGTACCATATTGGCTTCCGCCTTTACCTACGATAAAATCAGCTGGACCATATCCCGTTGCTGCAACATATTGAGTATGTCCACCAGCATCTGTAAAGATATTACCGTCTGAATTAATTACTAAACCATCAGTGATGGCTCCTGTTCCTGCTGTTACATCAATAGTTTTAAAACCATTTTCGGACCGAACTGGTCCATTAAAGGTTGAATTTGCCATAATTTCCTCCTAAGGAAATAAGTTCTATCATCTTGGCTTGTCTGCTAGGTCAGTTGATAGAACAAGTTAGTTATCCTAGAACTTCTATTCTTTCTTAGTGTATATAACATTCTAGAAAAAAGAAAGGGAAACCGAAGTTTCCCTTTACTTAGCCTACCAAGAACAATACTTATGCTCCTGGAGAACCATATATACCTCTCCAATCACTCCAGCCGAAGCTGTAGCGTTCGCGAGCTTTATACCGAACGTTTCCAGTCTCAAAATCTCCTTCCATACCACTTGAAACAGCAGTACGAACAAAGTGTTTGAGTCCATTAGGCGCGTCTGTTCTTAAGAACCATGCATCACTATCAGTAAGATAGTGGTTAACTGCATATCCATCAGGAACAGCACTCATGTTACGAATAGCATTTATATCATTATCTGATGTAGCTACTCTTCCAGGAGTGTTTACCAATCTGTCTGCAACGAATTGCAACGCTGGTGGAACAATCAAGCGTCTTGCTTGTACATTAGTTTTCAACCCGCGTTCGTCAACGAACGCTGCGATATCAATTAATGCATTTTCCAACGATGTTTCGTTTAAATCTGCAGCAGTGCTTGGCTCATTTCTTTGATCTCCACCTGTTATGGTAGGATGATCAGTTGTCATGAGTGGCTTCGAGTCACCTCCAGGATAAGAAGTGCTAAATCCATTATTTAGGACGTTTGCAGCTTTCACCTGTTTAGTCTGGTTCATAGAACGAGCCAGAGCTTTAGTGTACCGTGCTGAGATTGTGTCATAGAGATTATCCTCCATGGCTTCCTCTGTAAGAGCGAAAGCAAGTGCTATTGTCTCGTGTGTATAACGAGCAGTCCAGCTTTCTTGTGCTGTATCATAAGTTACAGCAGAACCTTCTGCTTTTACAGGAGCTTGTTGGAAGCCTGAGAGCATTACCTCTTCTTCGAATGCACGATCGGAACTTTCAGTGTCAAATATCATTGTATGTTCGTCTTCGTACTGTGAATACTCGAGACCAAAAAGTGCGTTCAATCCTGGTTCGAGTTCTTTTACTAACTGAGCTCTATTAATTGCCATTAGATTTCACCTTTTAGCTATTGCCGAATACAGAAGCAGGGAACGTAACATACATTCTAGCATATTGTCCAATAGCGTTGTTGGGTCTTTGTACAAACCCTACTACTGTCGCAATACCACTAGAAGTTGTTGCAGTAACACCTTCTTTTGATCGACCTGTTGAAGAATCACCCGCAGTTGTTGTTATCGTATTAGTTGTACCAACCGATGCTTGTGTAGGAGTTGCAGATGCCTGCGCTTCGTAAACAATATCGGGATCGGCATAAATATACGCTTTCGCGTTTGCGGCACCTAGTGTTGCAACATCAGCAGTCCACATGTTTGAAAACACGACTGAACCGTCTGTTGCTTGGTATTCTACTCCTGCGAATACGCCAAGTGGTGTACCTGTAGCTGTACCTTGAATTACTAAACCACTAGACAAATTAACAACATCACCTGAAAAGATAGATGCGTTAGTTCCACTTGCGATTGCGAACTCAGAAGGTCTTATAGTACCACCAGACATATGATAAGCGGGAACAAAACCATTTGGGGCATTTGTATTAGCCATAATATTTACCTATTATCATAAAATTAAATTTAGTTCTTAAATACATCTTAAGAACCGCCACTTCCGAAAGTAACTTTGCTTTTTCTATTAGGATTACTAATAGGCATAGCTGGATTACTTTCTCTCATTAAGTCTGAATCAACAGCTTGCATTTGTTGTGCTGTTAGGTTTCTGTAATAATCATTACGTTCCCCTGCTGTTTCCTCAGGTATCCTCGCCAATACTAAACCGCCTACTCCGATGACACCTTTATAGCGTCCACTATCTATAACTGGAGCTTCAAATTCTGGGAATTCTTCAGCTCTAACAGGCTCGAATCCTTCACGAACACGTTTAGACATGTTCGTTCTGTCATCTTGACCCAAGATAGATTCTCTAACCCACCGATGCTTAAATCCTTGCGGGGCTGGAGGTGCGTCTAATGCGGATGGTGGTTTCCATGGCGTTCTGCGAGTGGTTTTTTCTCGTGTGCTTGCAGATCTGGAGGTTCGATCTGTTTGATCAGTACTATTTGCTGTCATTTCTAGCTACTCCTATTTAACATACTTTGCGTATTCTTCTAATGGCACACCTAGTTTTTTCGCTACTGCTACTTGACTCTGTGTGAGTTTTACTACCTTACTGCGTGCACCTTTTGCTTTCGTTTTCCTTGTAGGACTAGCGACAGTTTGCACGGGACGTTCGCTCGAAGTAGTTTTATTAAACCTGTCAGGGAATGTTTTGTAAAGTCTATTATCTAATTCAGAATAATAATCATCAGTTGTTCCATCAAAACCTTCATCCAGTAGCTCTTTGTGTATACCAAACGAAGCAAAAGTCATTGCTTGGTCTTCACCAAACCACTCATTCTTTTTTGCCCAGTTTTGCGCTTTTGGGTGTGGTTGCGGTTTTGGTGCAGTTTTTTGCTCTTCAGGAGAAATTTCTTTAACTGATTTTTTCTGATTAGAAACACGACGTAAACTTTCTGATTCAACAGTTAGTTTAGCAATTTTTTCTTGAGCATCTATCAGACCATCTGTGTTTCCTGAATCGTATGCAGTTCTGTACTCTGACTTAGCTATATCTAGATCAGATTTAACACGATTTCCATACTCAGAAAACATAGCTTCATCAGAACTTTTTAACTTTTCTTTAAGTTTTGCGTTGTCAGCTTGAATTTTTTTAGCAAAATCTAGAGCTTCTTGCCCTTGTCTTTCTTGCTCTCGTAGCTTATAGGTCAGCTTATTGATTCTTTTCTTGACAGAATCACTGTACTCTTCAACTTCAGAGTTTTCTTCTGTTTCAGCAGAAACAACTTCTGTTTCTTCTTGCTCTACGATTATGTCTTCTTTTTGTTCATTTTCTGGTAATTCTATCTCTATTTCTTCTGTCTCTTTTTGCAAGGTGTTCTCTTGTTGCATGGTTTTCTCCATGGGGGTTAATGTTATTGTTAGTAATCTACTGCTTCAGGGTCAGGAAGAAGTGCTAGAATTTCATCATCATTCAATAAACGCATTTCACCGCCATCTATTTTAAAACGAGCTCCTGCATATCTTCCAAATAATATCCAGTCACCTTCTTTACACCAAGCACCTTCAGTAAATTTGTTTGGGTCTTTATAAGCATCTGGACCTACAGCAACCACGTAGCCTACAACAGAAGCTATCGAATCTTTATCAATAGTTTCTTTTGCCAGCTGTATACCGCCTTTTGTTACAGCATCTCTTCCTCTCGGAAGAATTAGAACGCGATATCCTGTTGGTTGTGGTAATCTTTCTTTTTGACGACTAATATTTTTTTCAGTCAGTTCAGTTTTTTCTTCAGTTTCTTTTCCAAAATTAACTACTCTATCTGGGATTTCAGCCATTTTCTTTTTCCATGTTTTTACGCAGGTCTATGATTTCTTGCTCGCAGATGCGGAGACCTGTTACCTCACCTACAACTCGTTGATACTGTGCAAAATCTGAAACACCACCAGTTGCTAATGTTTCCTCTAAATTTTGTTTTCTTTCGCGATACTTTCTTAAGAGATGTTCGCAAACTTTTATATAATCCATAGGTTAGGTTTCGTAAAACTTTAACCCTCTAGTTGCTGCTCCAACACCACGTACATTAATACGTTTTTTTGCTGGTGCACCACTGGCTGAATTGTTATCAGAAGAAACTAGTCCTCCGTCCTTATATTGCTTAACCATTCCTCCGCCCATATACCCTTTCTTTTTCTTTTTCTTTTTCTTGTCCTTATCCATAACAGTTCCTGTTTTGTTTAATAAAGTTATTCGCTTTCTTTTTCTGCGTCTTTCACTTGTTTCAATATGTCGCCATATTGTTTTTGTGATTTAAGTTGTGCATCAATAGCATCTTTTTCTCTGTTTGCTGCAATACGTTGTTGAGCTATGTCTTCTGTTTTGTCTGCTTTGGCTAGTTCTGTTTGTGCACTCAGCTGAGCTTTAGCTAGATCTGTTTGAGACCTTAACTGGTCTGACTCAGATTTTCGTTGTATATCAGCTTCTTGTAGAGCTAGCTGTTGTTGTGCTAGTTCGATTTGTGGTTGTTGCTCAGCAATTTGTTGTGCTTCGATAAGTGCTTGTTCTTGTCCAGTAATTTGTTGGGTTGCCTGAGCAGCCATAACAGCTATTTGGTTTTGTATGTCTACAGGAATTTCCTGACCTTCTGGTGGAAGCTGAATTCCTTGTTGCGCAAGTATTTGTTCAATTTGAACTCGGTACTTCATTGCTTGATGTTCTTGTATGTGAGCTTGTAGTGCAGCAATAGCTTGAGGATTTTGCTGTACCATAGGGTTTTGCATAAATGCCATATGAGCTTGAATATGTGCATCGTGGTTTTGCTCTATGAACGCTTTTAAACTTTCTCCCATAAGAGAGTCTTCATTTTCTTTAATTGGATCTTTAGGTGTTGATTGCATTTCTGGTTCTAGAATTTTATCAATTTCTTGTACTCCAAGTGCTGTGTACATTTTACGGTACGCTTCTCGTAAGTTATGTAACTCAGGTGCACTTTGAGCTAGTTGTAGTTGCGTTTGTGCCATCATAATTCTTTGGCTCATACTAAATATGTTTGGGTCACTTACAGGAATAACATCGACTTTTGCATCAAAATCTGTTGCAAAAATAACACGACTGCCTCCAACTACATCATAAGGATACTCAGGAGGTAGGTACTCAGAAAACACTCTAGCTAACAGTTTGAACTCCATTTTTTGACCATAGTGCAGTCGTTTATGTATAGCTGACATAATTTTACTGCCACGTTCAAGCATAGCAATGGTTGTTCCGACAGGAGCTTCTTGTCCCATGTCACCAATTTTCATATCAGCTATGTTAGCAAATCTTTGTCCACTTTCTACGAGTACTCCAAGCAACTGAGCAAGAACATTACTCGGTTCTTTGTAAGGAAGAGGCATCAGAGAATCTCTTAGTGCTCCTCCTGGAGCATCGACATCTCTCCACTCTCCTGGTTGAATTGGTTGATCATCATCTCTGATTCTCAATCCTCTTGCTTTGAATCCAGCAGGCAAGTTAGCTAACGTACCCGCGTCAATAAGCTGTCTTAAGATAGATGTAGCTGATTTGGTTAGTCCTCCAATCATATGGATCAGACCAAAACCATAAAAACCGAGTCCTGGAAGGAATTTATAGTGTACAAAATACTGTATTTTTTCTTTAAGAGGATCATCAGGAGAGTAATTTCTTCGTATAGAAAGAACATTTGCGTTTTCTTTTATGATTGTTACTATATAAGGGAGAGCAATTCCTGTTTCTTCCCCATCTTCTCCTATGTCTTCAAAACCTTCTAGGTCTAGATCAACATGCATTTCTAAAACAGTGTATGTGTCTGAAGAGTTTGGCTTAACAACACCACTTAACTCATCTATTTTTGCTTTTACCCCTGCTGTATCGTTTTCATACATTGTTGCAGGTGATCCAATCTCTATGTCAGCGTATAGTCCTGCTAACTGGAGTTTGCGTATTTGATTTTCAGTCATAGTGATTGAATGTGTGGCTCGCTCACAGCTCATTAAGTCTTGTGTTGTGTAAGAAACAATAAAATCTTCTGCCATTACAAAACTGCTTACAGCTCTTTGTTTTGCTGGGTCGTAGTAGACTTTCTTAAACGCAGATCCTGAAAGAGGGAGATAAAACAACATTTGATCTAACTCTGGGTCATACTCTTCCATGTTATAGGTAAGCTGATAGTTCATAAATTCTTGAACACGTTCTGCCTGCTGTACTTTTTCGTCAGTTTCAACACCAACAAGTTGTGTTTTTATTGGTCCATCAGCAGGTAACAGTTCTTTGTACGCTTGTGCTTGGAATTGTGCTACAGATTCTGAAAGTAAAGGGTGGTGAACACCACTTGCTCCAGGAAATGGTTGAGATCTGTCTGTTGTTTTAATGCCTAACAGCTCAAGACCTTTTACGAAAGTATCTAGCCATTCTTCTCTAGAAGATTCATCTTCTTCGAAATCTGAAAGTAAGTCTAACCCTATGTTTCGCAAATCTCTTTCTTCAAAAATTTCTGCTAAGTTTTCGTAGAAAGATTCTCCTTCGTCTGGGACAATCTCTAGGATACTTTCTTCAGGCATACCTTCAATCTCAATTCCTTCAGGAATCATAGGAGAATCATCAGGAATCTCTACTGTTAACATTTCTTCTTCAGGATTAGAAACCAACGATAAAGATTGTTTTTCGATTGCCATATAAAACTACCTCACAAATATGAATACATCATAGTATGATTTCTCTTAATAGTAAACTCGTTTTCTTCGATAGATAGGTTCGTCTTGATAATCAGAAGCCAAACTTAAGAACCCACCTTGTCTAAATCTCATTAGAGCTTGGGTAGTGGAGTCAACTAGATCGTCGTGTTCACCGTTCGGAAAATCACACAGTTCATCAACTACTTCTTCAGCCCAATTTATTTCAGGAAACCATACATATCCTCCACTAAACAAAGGAGTGCAAGCATTTACTCGCGCGATTTTATCTCCTCCTCTGCTTGGAACATAGTTTTGTACAGGTATTCCAAGTGCACGCAACTCTTGAGTTAATGGCATTCCTGATGCTTTTCCCTCAATAATAACAGTGTCTGGTTCCCAATGATTATATTCTCTGAGAGCACATTTTTTTAACTCTGGGAAAGAAAATCTTTCTTTTACTGAATTTAACAGCACTATGTGCGCTTCTTCTCCATTGTATAGTTCACCTTCAATGCTCCCTTCAGGATAAAACACACCCCATGTTGTGACTGCAGTAAAATCTGCGCGTTCTGATTTTAAGAAAGCTGTGTCATAACTTTGTATGATGTAGTCAACCTCTGGTGCAGACTTTGCTTTCCAAATTTTTATCCAGTCTCTGTTTACAATTGTTGCGCCTTCGCCCGTAGGGTTTTGCAAGTATTCTGCAGCCCATTTAGAAGGACTTATTGATGCTTTGATTTTTTCGAGCTCAGCTAATGGCCAATAGTTTGGCCACAGACTTTTTCCAGAAGGAAGAATAGCAGGTAACTCAATGATTTCCCATTGGTCAGCTTCTTTTGTTTCCATCATTTTCTTGACCACACGTCCTGTTAGATCACGTTTTGACCATCGCGTCATAACCATTACGATTGCGCCTCCTGGCTGGAGTCTCT